GCTTAGCAGGCCGCTGCATTACCACTCTGCCATCAATCCATGCGTACCTCACGGGAGAATCGAACTCCCATCTTCTGTTTGGAAGACAGACATCATAAGCCATTAGACCAGTAAGGCATGTTCTTACGTACTCCCACAGGGATTCGAACCCCGATTCCCAGGGTAAGAGCCTGGTACTCTGAACCAGTTGAGTTATAGGAGCAGAAACTGCGTGGGTTTCGAGCCCATTGCTAGGCGTTTTGCAGACGCCCCCCAGACCACCTAGGTTAGCTCACAGTAAGCCGACAATCCAGGAATCGAACCTGGGACTTCCGGGCTTCAACCGGACGCTTTACCAACTAAGCTAAGAGCCGAAGTATTGCTGAGCAGACTTGAACTGCCACCGTCAGATTGAGAGTCTGACATGCTGCCTTTACACCACAGCAACGTACCCCTGGAGGGAATCGAACCCCCATCTGAATGCTTCGTAGGCACCCGCTCTGTCCGTTAAGCTACAGAGGTATTGACGGATCTTGAATCAGGCAACCCACCCGCAGGTGTCCGTCTAGGGTTCGCGTGGCGAGGATGGGATTCGAACCCACGTCGTACGGCATATGAAACCGCGCTGGAACCTAACTCCAGTCCACCTCGCTACGAGCTGGTTTCCCAGCTCTGGGAACTACTTTACCACAAGATCTCTAGCTTGTCAACCCAGCAACTACTCGATGTCCTCACGCTTGGGCATCTTGTCAGGCAGGGCTGCCTTGTTGGCCTCATCGTACACCTTGCGAGCAGCCTCTTCAGCCACCTGCCGAGCGATCTCGGCCTCGATCTCCTCAGGAGTCACCGGGACCTCCGCTGTCCACTCTTGTTGGTCAGGACGGTTGTACCGTCCTCCTGCTGAACCAGATCACTGTCCGTGCCCGAAGCAACCACCCGCCCCTTTGGGGCCTCAACAGGCTTACCCTGCGGGTGATAGTCCTCGCCAGGCGAGGGGATGTAGTCGTAACCGGTACGTTCAAGCCTACTCATCTTCATCCAGCCAATCGTAGATTGCAGCCATGTAGCTGTTGTAGGTTTCCCGATAGGTCAGAGCCAGAGCCCAGGTTTCCTGAATTTCTTCAGGAACTTCCCAAGACTCGAACCACTCGATAGCATCTCCGCCTTCCCACTCGAACTTGGCGGCGATGGTTTCCTTGCTATACCTGCTCATACAATGAGCCCCAACTTCTAGACCCGATCTTGTACTCCGCTGGGATGTCCAGCGGACCAACCCTTGTACTCATCAAGCTTACCACATCCCTGACGATTGTCAAGTCGTTCGGCAGGCTGAACAGTACCTCGTCGTGGATGGGCAACCTCATGTTGCCCACGTACCCAGCATCGTACAGTCTAATCATAGCATGGGCTGTCAAGTCCCGGCAACCGGACTGGATGTAGTAGTTGAAGGCCGCGTACTCGTGACCCTCGTCCACAGGCAACCTACGACCGGTCCAGGTCTCAACGTAGCCGTGCTCCTTGGCGAACCGCTGAAGGCGGTCAGAGAGCCCAGTCATGCCCCTGTACGCTGTCTTGATACCGTTGCGGACGGCAACGGCCTGTTCTCGGGTCATGCCCTGGCGGACAAGACCACTGACACCAGCACCATACCCTACAGCAAAGTTACCCATCTTGCCCAGGTCATAGTAGGGTGTGCCCTTGGACACATCCTTACCAGGGAAGGCCACGCCAGCCGTGATCATGTGCAGGTTCTCCCCATTCCGGAAAGCCTGGATCATGCGGGCATCGGGAGCCTTAGCTGCGGCGAACCGCAGCTCCTGATTGCTGTAGTCTACACCCACAATCAGTTCGTTCGTGTCTGCCACAAAGCAGGAACGCACCAGACTGTCGCCAGACGGCAGGGTTTGTGCTGGAATCCCAGTAATAGAGAACCTTGCAGTCCGAGCACGGAGGGTATTCGTTGAAGGGTGTACCCGACCAGAAGAATCGGCTGCGTCCAGGAACTTCTCTACCCAAGTCTTCCTCCACTTACCAGCCTTCTTACCTGCTACAATAGCCCGCACCAGCGGGTCATCCATGTTGGCTGCGAACAAGTTCTTGTCAACCTTTGGATTACCCTTTGCTGTCAACTCGCTGACCTTGATGCCGCGCTTGAGAAGCGCGTGGTACACCTGATCGTTGGAGTTGATGTTCTCCAGACCGTACTCCAACGCGGTAGCCTTGTGGTGGCATTCCTCATCATAGAGGTCATCCGCAAGCTGCTGTGTGTAGTCGAAGTCCAGCAGGAAGCCCTTCGCGTCCATGAAGGCCGCGATCATAGCCACCTTGTGGTCATTCCTAGTCAGTTCACTGTTCGTATCAACCTGCTTAGACAGGATCAGGAACAGGCGAGCGGTACCGATTGCATCGGTACCAGCATACATCAGGTACACCTCGTTGTCAATGGGCATGTACCGATACATGTCACCATCAGAGGTACCTGCTCCCTTGGGGAGCAGCTTCTCCCTGCGCAGGCGCAGGTACTCGTCCTTCAGTTCCTTCTTGAGCTTGAAGCAGTCTGGGACGTAGTACTTCAGCAACTCGTCCAGGGTCTGGCCGATGCCGCCTTCCTCCATACCGCGTGGATCCACCTGGTGCGCCAGAATCTTGGTATCCCGAGTCTGCGCAAACAGAGCCTCCACGCTCATGTACGGAGCGTGTCGTACGAGCACCTGAATGTCATACGATGCGTTGTGCATGATCAGGCGCTTGCCACGTAGACGCTCAAGGAGCGTCGGCAGCATGTTCCAGTACGTTTCTACGGGGAACACGAACGCCTGTGTAGGCGTAGCAAGGGCAATCAAGCGAAGCTTGTGCCCATCGGAGTAGATGTCCAGACCCGTAGTCTCTGTGTCCAGCGCCAGTGTATGCTGGCGCTCCATCCACTCCCACATCACGGTCAGGTCCTCGTGCCTCTCAGGCACGTAGATGCTACCGTTAGCAAGTACTCTCAAGCTAGCTCCTAGCTAGTCTCTTCCTTAACTGCTGGTGTTCGTAGTCTAGACCTGGATCATGGTGGCTGTCAACCCAGCTACATAGCCCCTGGTCACAGGGGCTTGACAGGGTATGCTAGTCTTGTAGACATGAGCATCAAGTCCGACGTTGCCAAGAGGGTGCGCAAGAGCGCACGTATCGCGAACTACCAGCAGGCCACCTTTGCCTCTGACTACCAGTTCGACTATGATAGCACACTGTTGGAAGAGGGCAAGTACCGTGAGTGGTTCTGGGATGGCCTACAGGAGTCACAGGTTGCCTACCTGCGGCAACCACCCCGAGTTGACAAGGTGGTTCAGGAGCCTGTAGCCTATGATGGCTGGGAAGCTGAGCAGCCACGCAAGTGGCAGCATGACGCAGCTTGCCGGGATGCAGATCCTTTGATCTTCTTTCATGATGGCAACCAGCCTAAGCTGGCCTACCAGCGCAAGGACGCCGAGTGGCGTGAGTATTGCCCACAGTGTCCTGTACGAGATACCTGCCTGAGTGCAGGCCGTGACTCGGAGTCTGTGGGGATCTGGGGTGGTGTGTACCGCTTCCACCCGAGGAACAGTAGTGACCTCCACAAGATCGAGGAACTGGATGATAGAGTTTGAAGTACCTAAGCACGTAAGCCATTCAGCGATCAACAACTATCTGCGCTGTGGAAAGGCTTACGAGCTTGGGAAGCTCGGAGTGCAGGAGTCGCCCGCGTGGTGGCTCCTGGGTGGCAGTGCAGTGCACAAGGCCACGGAATGGATCGATAAGGGCGAGTGGGACGATGCTCCCGAGATGGCCTTTCACAAGGCCTTCTACGACGAGATCATACGGACAGAGCAGTCGTTCCCAGATCGTAATGAATGGCGCAAGGCAGGCTACGGTGCTCGTGCCCAAGGCTACGAGCACTGGTTGGAGCAGGGTCCACGGTACGTTAAGCAGTGGGCCAGCCACGGTGCCTTGTTCAGTGAAGTCGAGTACGATGTTTCTACCACGCTGCCTTCTGGGATCAAGATCAAGGCTTATGTGGACCGTGTAGAGGTCTCACCTGAAGGGGTCGATGTCATCGACCTCAAGACGGGATCTACACGTCCTGACTCTGACCAGCAGCTGGGCATCTACTCCGTGCTTACCTTGCACAAGCTGAACCAGGACACGAAGTACACTGTACCAGACATGCGTGTGGGTCATCAACTTCACGGTGCCTACAACTACATGTTCAAGGACGATGAGTTCTACGAGATGAACGTGTCTAACTGGACACTAGAAACTGTTGACGAGATAGCAAAGGAATGGTACAATGGTATCAGCTCCGGCGTTTTCCTCCCCAACCGTGGCAAGCAGTGCGGAACTTGTGGCGTTGCAAGAGCTTGCTTCCTCGCCTCAGGCGATACAGTTGATACACGAAGCTATGACAAGCTCAACCCCAACTATGAAGGGTAGCATGGTTACCAAGAAGGAAACACCCCCTAGCACCACGGAAGACCCGTGGGGCGTGGAGCAGGGCTTCTCTACTGAGGCTCCTGTGATTGAGTTCCCGAACGAGCGGGACTTTCTGACTGTGACCCTGAAGGCTGGCGGAGGTTATGATGCTCCCTGGCTGGTGGCCCACGCCAACAGTGTTGAAGAGGCTCTGGAGTTCCTTCAGCACGAGCAGCTTGATGAGCTGATGGACCTGACTGCCCGCAAGGCGAAGGAACTGGCGCGTGCTTTCGGTGGCGCTCCGGTGGTCGCTAAGCCTGCGGTGGGTGCTAGCAGTGGCTACAAGAAGCCTGTGGCTTCCGGTGGGTCTACGGACCTTCCTGAGGACAACTGCCCGGCTCACAACTGTCCGCTGGTCCACGTTGAGGGTTTCACCAACCCGAAGACCGGTAAGACCATCTCGGCTCGCGTAGCGTGCCCGGTTCCGAACTGCCGCAAGCTCACCTACTGGCAGGAGCCTGATGGTTCCTGGACCCGCAAGGAGCAGTAATAGTGTCGGTGTTCATTGACAAGAACGACAATCTTCGGATTGGGCGTATCGCTACCGCTGTGGTGGCCAGCTTGCTGGCCATCATCCTGTTCTTCTTCAGTCTGTCCGTAGGCTTTGGTGCCTACGGTCGCTGGAGCAAGGTTCAGGAGGCGAAGAACAAGGCTCAGACGGCGCGTATCGACGCGGCCAACCAGGCTCAGGTCAATCAGCTTCTGATCAACTCTGCTGACCAGCAGATCCAGATTCACCAGAAGCAAGCTCAGATCCGTCTGGCTGACGCTGTGGGTATCCGTGAGGCGCAGGATGAGGTCTCCAAGACCCTGACTCCGCTGTACGTCCAGTTCGAGATGGTTGACGCTCTGAAGACCATCGCTGAGAGTGGCAAGAACAACACGGTGGTGTATATCCCGACCGGCGCGAATGGTATTCCGCTGATCAGCAACACCGACCAGACACAGGTCGGTACTCCGAAGGGCTAACCTTTGAAGATCTACCTATTCCAGGATGTCCATGTCAGTGACTTCAACTACCACTCCAGTGGGTCTGTTCTGGTCATTGCCGCAACCGATGGGGAAGTGAAGGCTCTGCTAGAGCCTACTGAGGTGCGGCTGGACGAGGAAGACTGGAAGCATGTTCGAACCTTCCCGACCCACCAGTACATTCCGAAGGAAGTGTTCATCTTTCCGGACGCAGGGTGCTGCTAGTTGAGTTTCAAGCTCGCTCGCGCTGTTAGGCGGGGGCTCACGAACGGTGAGCCCCTTCCGGATGTGTTCCGATCCTTCAAGGATCGAGGGATTCGGTTCTATCGGGGCACCACAGCCCTGTTCGTGGGCTCTTCTGGTTCTCTGAAGACCATGTTTGTCGGTGAGATGGTGGACCGTATGAAGGTCCCGACCCTCTACATCAGCAATGATACCAACGAGCTAGACCAGGTGGCAAGGTACCTCGCACGGCGCACCAAGCAGGACTCTGAGATCATGCGTGAGAAGGCCCTGAAGCGCCCTGAGTGGGCTGCTGAGGTCTTGTCCGACCAGGACTGGGTGCGCTGGTCCTTCGACCCTTCTCCGTCCCTTGAGGACATCGAGGAGGAGATCACAGCGTTCGAGGAACTGTGGGGGGACAACCCTCACCTGGTGATCGTTGACATTCTGATGAAGGTGGACTACTATGAAGAGGGTGGTGGCTCGCTAGAGTCCATCGCCCGCTACCTGGACAAGCTGGCTCGCGAAACCGGTGCATGCATCGTCATGATTCACCACGCGAGTGAGAATGAGCCCGGTAAGCCCTGTCCTTCGAAGAAGTCCATCCTTTACAAGGTGGATAAGTTCGCGGTCACCATCATCACGACAGCCTTCATCGATGGGTTCTTCTACGCGGCTCCTGTGAAACTGCGAAACGGCAAGTCTGACCCATCCGGTGAGACATTTGTCATGTTTGAAGTAGATCCGTCCATCGCAACATTCAAGGAGCTAGAATGAGCCGGTGGCTCAAGCATCATGAGGGTCCGATGTATCGTGTGGTGATCGAAAACCACGTATCGGACCACAAGACATATTACGGTCCGTATAGCCAGCTGAAGACCGCCAAGGGCGTTCTGACCAACGAGCTGAACAGCTGGTGGAACCGTAACCGTGAGGTACCCAACACGGGGTACATCGAAGAGACACAGACACAGTGGTATAGGCTCGATGGCTAATGCAAACAAGCAGTACGGAAGCGGCTTTGAGACAGACACTGTTGATTATCTCAGAGGCCGAAACCAGGTTGCGAGCCGCATTGCGCGAACTGTCCCTGATGAAGGAGACGTTGTTCTTGGAGATGCGGAGTTCATCCTCCAGCTCAAGGCCAACCGGGACGCCAACACCTCAGCTTCACTGGGATCTCGTCTCGAATCCGCCAGAAAGCAAGCCCTTCAGTACGCCAAGGCGCGTTCTCTCGAACGTTCCCCCGTACCTCTACTACTGATCAAGAATCCACGCAAGTCCATTGGCAAGGCCTTTGTGGTCATGTACCTTGAGGACTTTGTAGATGACAGCACGCTTTAGGATCGAACCGATCCTTGAGGAGTTCGGGGCGTCTATCACGCCCCGTTCTTCTAAGATCAACTGTCCGTTTCACGATGACCAGAATGCCTCTGGCTACATCCCCGAGTCTCGGGAGTACTTCAAGTGCCTAGCCTGTGGCGTCCAAGGGGACGCTGTGAGGCTCCTACACGACCAGGGAGAGGGGATGAGCTGGCGTGACGCTTACACAAGAGCAGAGGGTCTTGCTGGAAAGCCAGACGAGTCGGTACCAGAGCAACCTCTACGTCGCGGCCGAGTACCTGGAGGCACGCGGGATTACAGAGGACACAGCCGTATGGGCACGGCTAGGAGTGGTAGATGACGAGATCCATGGAGATCCCGAAGCAGCCTTTCAGCGTCTCAGCATACCCTACATCACGCGGAGTGGAGTTGTCGATCTCCGCTACCGATGCATCCGGTCGCACGACTGTGGTGAGGTGGGCTGTCCCAAGTACCTTGGACGACCTGGCTCGACTCTTAGGATATACGGCGTTGACGATTTGGTTTCCGCCGGGGACACAATCGCGGTTACTGAAGGAGAGCTGGACAGGCTCATTCTACGCCAGCTTGGACACCCCGCAGTCGGACTCCCAGGAGCAGAATCTTGGAAGCGACATTGGCACCGACTCTTTGAGGACTTTCAGCGAGTGGTGGTCTTCGGAGACGGGGATGCCGCTGGAATTCGTTTCATCCGAAAGTTCCAGGACCAGTTCCCGCAGTCGGCGGAAGGTGTTCAGCTTCCTGAAGAGGAGGACGTGAACAGCATGTTCCTCCTAGAAGGTGGAGACTACTTTGACCGTTACCTACGGTGACTATCCGTTCTTCCCTGAGTTCAATCCTAGCCGACTGGACATCATGGAGACGGATAAGCTAGAATATTGGGAGAGGATAGCGGAGCAGGCCTACGAATTCTTCGAATACAAGGAAGACTTCATGGATTGGGTCTGCCGTCACTACTTCCTGGAAGACAACCGGCGCACTGCTGATGGTGCGTGGGATCTCGTGAAGTACGTCAAGGAGAATGACCTCGATGGGGATTGAAGTCTGGATCAGTCGTAACTACGACACGGACGAGTTCTACATGTGGGACGACAAGCCTCACTATGCAGACGTTTATGGTCCTATTGAAGTCTCGAACGAGCTGTACGAGCGTATCCGCGAGTGTGAGCGAGAGTACGACACTATCCAGGGCATTCTACAGGACATGGTCTACGATTGGACGTACCCGGAAGATGACTAAGTTCACCTGGGAGGCTGATAAGGCCTCCCTGGTCCTTAGGGTTACTAAGGACAGCAAGACCACAGAGTGGAAGATCCGCAAGAGCACGAACCTAGAGACGCTGTATCAGATCTTCAATGAGGTCGCGGTGGCCGTTGACGATTACGAGCACACAGCTCGTTTGACTCCGGTCTACGAGGAGGTCCGTGGTGGGCAGGATGCCCAGGACCGATGGGAAGCCCAGCTGGCAGCCGCTCAGAGCGCCTTCATGGCTGCCGTAGAGGGTGCGCAGCACCAGCAGACCGAAGAGGAGTCCAGGGCCGCTCAGGCTCGCCTAGCGGCTTCTAAGAGCATCGGTGCGAAGTGGTGGGACAACGACGATGACGATGAGCCTGCCTACGTCGCGATGCTTCCGGACTATGACGCTGGTGAGATCTGATGGTAATCATCATCCCCATGCCACCTGCGGGTGGCGGGGGTGGTAAGCCACCTCCGTTGCCCCTGGCAACTAAGATCGGGATCGCAATGGCAATCTCGTTCTTTCCGCTCATGCTGATCTGCCTATTGGTTACAGGACACGCGCAGAACCCATGGTTCACTATCCCGGCCCTGTTCAACCTGTTCGGCGGACTCATTCTGACCTTCGGAGGCCTGTTGTGGGACCTATGAAGTGGTATAGCAAGCTCGCCTGGGGATTCATCTTCGGAGTGCTGCTCTGTATGACAGCTCAGCTGGTGTTCGGATGAGAATCCTCGTAACAGGCTCCCGAGACTGGGATGACTCAGCGAAGATTGTCTCCATGCTTATGGCCTTCACCTACGGCCGTCAGAGCTATGTGGATGTCAATGACATTACGCTGGTTGTGGGTGCCTGCCCTACAGGGGCAGACAAAATCGCTGAAGATCTAGCAACAGCTTGGGGCTGGAAGGTTGAGAGGCACCCCGCCGACTGGCGGACACACGGTAAGGCTGCGGGATTCATCAGGAATCAGCAGATGGTTGACTCCGGAGCTGATATCTGCCTGGCTTTCCGAAGGAACGGGAGCGCAGGAACCACGCATTGCGGTGAAGCGGCCGAAAAGGCGGGTATCACAACGGTTTGGGTTGAAGACGACAGTCCTCTAGAGCCCAAGCCCACCCCAAGAAAGGTGACGGGTCTGTGAAGATCCTAACCCTCGACATCGAGATGGCGCCGAACATCGTCCACAGGTGGCAGCTCTACGGCAATGATAGCACAGCTCTCAGTCAGCTGGTGCAGCCACAAGAGATGATGTGTGCGGCGTGGAAGTGGTATGACGACTCCAGGACACAGTTTTGTGTGGCGCCTGCCTATCACGATCTCATGCCAGATAAGTTTCCGCTAGACGCGCTGTATGAGGCTGTCGATCTAGCCGACGCCGTTGTAACCTTCAACGGTAAGAAGTTTGATATTCCGCGACTGAACACCGCGTTTCTTGAGGCTGGATTTAATCCACCTAGGCCGTACACCCAGATCGACTTGTACCAGGTGTTCAAGAAGGAATTCGGAAACCCGAGCAACAAGCTCGACTATCTCACTAACCGACTACTCGGGCACGGTAAGGTGAGTCATCAGGGACATGACCTGTGGGTAGCCTGTATGATGGGCGACCTTGAGGCATGGGCCAAGATGGAAGAGTACAACCGAGAAGACGTGGTGATTACAGAAGAGCTGTATGACTACGTCAAGGGCTGGATTCCAAATCATCCCAATGTGCTACTGTATGATGAGAATCCAGGCCTGAGGGCCTGTCCCAAGTGCGGTAGTTCCCACTATCAGTCGCGTGGAACGCGACAGCTCGCGACGGGCATCTACAACCAATACCAGTGTCAGAGTTGCTTCGGCTGGTTTAGAGATGTCAAGAGGATAGATGGATCAACCGTTCGATGAACTGGAACCAGTTCCGCTAACCGATGATGATATTCTGAAGGCTAAGCAGAGCGCGGTGCGCTCAGTCCGTAACAAGTTCTACGGATATGCCGAGTGGGAAGATCTCATGCAGGTAGCGGAGCTGGCGCTCCTTGAAACCCCTCAGAAGTTTGCCCGGCTGGCTGAGGCAGGAAACTACACGGGCGTGTGGCAGGAATTCAATCGCAAGTGCACGCAGTACGCGCACAAGCAGAAGGCTGCCGCGCTGGGCTATCGCCCTGAGGATTTGTTCTTCTACAGCAAGAAGGCGCTCCGTGAGCTGATCCCTGTGATCCTTGAATCATGGGACAGCGGTGACCTGTATGAATTCGAGTACAGTGACCGTGCAATGTGGGTCGATATAGACCGCGCACTACGCGGACTGACAGCCTCTGAGCTACAGATCATCCGCTGGGCCTTCGAAGGTGATGATGACACCGTGGCTCTCAAGCTCGGTATCAGTGAAGGCGCAGCCTCCATGCGGGTTAGCAGGCTCCTGGACAAGATCCGAGAGGGTCTGGGAGGGGAGAACCCCGCTCCGCGACGTAGGAGCCTTAGCAACGCTGCGAGCCAGGCTATGACTCGCAACCAATGGGACGGAGAAGGCTAGTGGATTATGATCAGCTACTGCTGGATTGGGCTAATAAGGAAGCCAAGCCTTGGCTCCAGAAGCAGCTAGAAGAGCACAACCGCTACAAGCCGAATCTGTTCATTGACAAGCTCTATGAGATGGCATACTTCATCAAGGGTGCCACGCTTGAGCACCTGCTGAACTGTTCTCCTCGCGTGTACGGCATCCCTGGTCATGAGTGGGAGTGCGGATGTTACAGCGAGTACACTCGCGATGATCGATGGATGGTACACGCCTACATCACCTGTCATCATGGCATTTACACACAGATGAGCCATGAGATCAGCTCGTGGCGACTCCCAGAGGTCTGGGATCAGTTCGAGGAGCTTGCAGCTCAGGATGAGGGATGCGCGTACGATGACCCAGACTACTGATCTTGAGTTTGTCAATGACTGGACAGAGCTTGAAGACGCGATCTATCTCCTCACCCATGAGCCAGAAACTTATGATCATGAGGACTATGATGCAGCCCTGGCCACGATCGGAACCTACGTTCCTCGCCTCTTGACACAGTATGCTAACCTGGTAGAGCTATCATTCGCTCTCACGGAAGGCTGGGAACAGTATGCCTCGCTACAGAAGCCCTCAGGGCTTTATCTGCCCGATAACCGGTAAGCCCGGTTACCCGACCTACCAGGCGGCCGAGAAGGCTCGCAAGTGGCTCAAGAGCCACAACAAGGGTAGGTTCGTGCACGGACTAGAGACATACGGCCCGTGTGATTGTGGTCAGTACCATCACACAAGCAGTAAGCCGCTAGGCTTAGTGCCAGCTGTTACATAGACGGAGCCCCCTCGCGAGAGGGGGCTCTCGTCATTCTCTCGTTAGTTTCGCAGGATCAGCCACCAGAAGAAGGCCAGGAAGACGAATCCCAACAAGCTGTCAAGAAAATCCCACATACCTGTCTCCTCAGGGATGCATGTACTTCAGATGGGCTTCGCCGATCATCCTGGCGTAGTCCTCGGTGCCGTACTCGTTGCCGACCTGTCCGCAGGAACAGCGCCAGCGGTAGCCGTTAGCTGTCTTCTCTGTCGATATCGACACAATCCTCCTTAGGGAAGCAAAGCGGGCAAGTAGCGTAACGATATCCGTATTGCTTAGCGTGCTCGTTGTCGTGAATGGTCCAACGGTTCTCGTCTCGCTGATCAGCCTTGTTCCACCCGTTCCGATACTTGTGCTGTCGGGACAGGTTGACTTCAGCAATGACCTTCGAGACTTGGGGCTCCATCAGCGTGCCCGGTTCTGTTCGTGCTTGAAGGCGCCTTGCAGGTTCATAGAGACCCTGCTAGCAGTCTGGGGAACGTACTTGTTCTCCAGCTCGTTCAAGCGAGCGATGAGCCGGTCCGCAGTGTCAGCCTTAACGATGATCCAAGGAGCATCGTAGCCAGGACCAGCCTTGAGGGTTACTGTGTAGGGTGCGGTATCTTCCATTAGTCGCAATCAGCTCCGTCCACGTACCAGTCGCGTTCGTACTCGGGGAAGTCAGAGAAGGGATCAAGGGGTCCCATGGGGATCTCGTTAACCTCCTCATCACTCCACGGGTACTCGTCGTCTGGGAAGTACTCCTCATCAGCTTCTTCGGGAGTCATGATCTCTCCTCTCTAGTATGCCAGTCTGGCACACTCTAAGCCACGCGGCCCGGAGGCCGCGTAGCAAAGGCAGTGTCAGCTCTCGTCCAGCCAGTTCTCGATCGCGGTCTTGTGGTCCTCGCCGTAACCGGCGTAGACCTCTCCCCAGTCGGTGACCTGGCAGTTCTCGTCGGCCGGGAAGATCATGGTCTCGTCGCCCCGGTCGAAGGTGAAGGCACGGGAAACGGCGTAGTACTTGCCGTCCACCTCGATGTGCCACACGTCACCGTTCCAGCGGATCGTGTCGTCAATCACCTTGTACTCACGCATGACGGTTCTCTCCTATCTAGTGTATCACCCTGATACACTCCAAGACCTACGGGCCGAAGCCCGTAGATCATAGGGCGGATCAGCGCTCGCTGAGGAACAGCTCGATGGCCTCCTCGTGCGTCACGTTGGTGTACTTGCCCGGCTCGATGCCGCTGAACAGCACCATGGGCAGGTCGATCTCGCCGTTGCGGGCGGGGAAGACCATCGTTTCGTCCACCCCATCGGTGACCTTCGTGGTCCGGGAGGCGATGTACTCCTGCCCGTTCGCGATGAAGCTCACGCGCTCGGCCGTGCCACCGGTCATGGTGGTCACGCTGTTCCGATCGGTGATCGTGTACGCGGACATTTCATTCTCTCCTTAATGCTCGCCTATCTGGCCAGCTTAGCAATGCCCGCGTTTCCACGGACACCACTAGGGAGGTCAGATCACGCTGATATCCCAGATTCGATGCGCCTTGGTCAAGAGCAGACGCACGGTGACACCGCGATAGGTGCCGTTGTCGATCTCGTACGAGACAGAGCTATCGCTCTGTGTACGGTAGACGTTGCCGTTGTCCAGGTGAACACGCCATGCCGGATTGCCATTCACGCTGTTGTTCAGGCGCTCCAGATGGGTGATCACACCTTCGTCGGTGTTGGGTGCTTGAGCCATTACAGCTCACGCACGTCGATCGTGACCGAACCGTCCGACATGCAGACGATCATGCCCCGGATCCCCGCGTTCTCGGGCAGGCCCATGAATCGGGCCAGCTCACCGGTTTGCTGGGCTTCCCGCAGCACCGCAGCACCCACCGCATGGTTCTGAGTGGGTGCGTTGACCACGATGGTGTTCTCACCACCGTTGGGCGAAGTCATCTTGACCTCAAAGCTACGCATGACATTCTCTCCTATCCTTGCCCGCAACTTACGGACATGAAGCTGTACGGTAAAACCGTACAGCAACAAGAGCGTAGGTTACAGCTCTTCCACGCGGAGGTCGGTGACCTCCTCGCCGATGACCTGGGCGATGTTGCTCATGATCGCCTCCGGTCCCATGGTGTCGAACACGATGCGGGCGATCTTGCTGCCCACGGCGGTCACGCCGCCCAGGGTGGCACCAGCCAGGAACACGGCCCGGAGCGGGTTTTCCGCCTCGATCTCGGTCGAGTCCTCGGTGCCGTCCATGGTGATCGACACGCGATAGACGTTGGACATGATCATCTCTCCTTCGCTAGTTGCTTGCCTTCTGGCAAACATGGAAGCACACATCTTGCGATGTGCGCAACCACGCTGGTCAGAGAGTCAGCGTTACCGAAGTGTTCATGTGTCGCGAGATGTTGTGCATGAACAGCTCACCCTGTTGCGGGTCCTCCACCGTGCGGAGGGCTTCGGCCATCACCGCGATGCCAGCCAGGAACGCCGCGTGAGCGATGCTTCCGGCCATGATCGACAGGTCAGCGGCCACCGTGCCGTCAGTCATGGTGCACACCACGCGGTACATGTGGGTGTCCACCTCAACGTCAGCACATGCAGGCAAGGCGTCCTGGTTGTCGAACATCATTCTCCCCTCTGTTCGCACCCTGCGAACATGGCGACCACTCCGCCCCGTGACGGAGTGATCACTACGAACACAGGCTACTGCTGTTCGATGCCGCACGCCTCCAAGAATCGCGCCCTGTCAAAGCGCGGATTGTCAATCACGAACACGGTTGCTAGACCGCTCGCGATGGCCTCCAGTGCGGCTTCCGCACTGTCCAGGTTGTAGTCGCCCACCTCCTTGATCACGGCCGCCATGTCACGGTATTGCTTGCGAGACATGGACATGTTACATCTCCTCGATGGTTGCGGTGTGCCTGGTTCCGTGAAGAGTCTGCCCACAGGCCGCACAAGGCGTCCGGGAGAAGTCCTCCTCGTCGTCACCAGGGATGATGTACTCGTTGGGTTCCAGCTTGCCCAGAAGGCCAGCCGGATGCTCCTCGCCCTGCTCATCAAGCTCACAGCAGGTGCAAGGCTCACCATACGCCGCTGCGAACAAGCAGCACGTACAGATCTTGACAGGGTAGGACATCAGTACAACCCTGCCTCGTTGAGCGCCCAACCGTACACGGCACCCTTGAGCTTGTCGTTGTCCACGCCCAGCTCGTTCAAGAGTGTAACAATGTCCTGAAGGGACGAGTTGTCCACCAGGTTTTGAAACACGTCTTGCGCATCGCTGTCCAGGATCACGACGGACTCATGCACTTGCATCATCCTCTCCTTTCTAGATCCACTGATAGGATCTGGGCGAAGCACATGCCCTTCGGGGCATGTGCATCACTCGCTACCGATCAGTAGTCTTCGTCCTCCTCGTAGTCGTTGTACCAGTCCTCCTCCGGCTCCTCGTCGTCGTCCTCGGCCCACTGGCCGTCGCGACCCTCCACGAACGGCACGTCGTGCTGGTGCTGCTCGTTGTAGGCCGCCTCATCGGCGAGGAACAGTTCCGCCCAGACGGTGGCGATCTTCTCCACCCGACGCTTGGCCAGGATCGGAGTAGCGGCGTCACGCGCCGCGATCGGTGCCTCCATCAGCTCCCTGCGGATCTTCTCGCGCAGTTCCACCCGCTCGGGGTAGCTGAGCTGCGGGTTGGCGTCGGTGGCGGCGTCCTGCCGCTGGTACAGCACGTCACGGGCGTCGTTCACGAGCTTGTAGTACGGAGCCGTCGCGGCGTCGTACTCGTTGTCGATCACGTTGACCCGCTCGCCGAACTGCTTGTAGGCGCCGTAGCTGAGCAACTGCTCAGCGGCCCACCACCAGTCCCAGTCCTGAGCCTGGCCCACGGCCAGCTCCTTCGTGACCTCGACGGACACGGGGAACCGGTCCATGAAGCGGTGCCGGTACTCGGAGCACGGACGGTTGCGGAGAACCATGTCCCTGGTCAGCACGCGGCTGGTGGGGATCTTGGCGGCCTCCGCGAGGGCGGCCTTACGCTCCTCTTCGGCCTTCTGGCCGAGCTTGCAGGAGTCACACGGGCAACCCTCGATGTAGTACGTCATGCTGATCACTCTCCCTGAATGGGTTTTGTATACCGACTGGCATACATGAAGAAGGTCATGCCCCGAAGGGCATGACCATCCTCACGAGTAACAGTAGGTTACTACAGCGTGACCCCGAAGAAGCCCAGCGCGCCGTCCTCGGCCGCCTTGACGTGGGTCATGGGCTCCGGAGCGGTGCCCAGCATGCTGTCCGTCAGCTCACCGTTGCGGTAGGCGTGGAACAGCCACTGCTCGCCGGTCGGGTACACCTTGCCCACCGTCCCGCCGCCGACCTTGGCCACGGAGATCTTCCAGTCACCGACCTCGTCGGTGCCGGTCACGTCGTACTCGGACTCGGTCCGGTACTCGGCGAAGTAGTCCGTGGGCTCGATCGGGCCCAGCAGGGACGCCAGCAGGGACATGAAGTCCTCACCGTTGTCGTAGCTGCCGTTGGCCTCAGCGTTGCACAGCTCGCACATGTCAATCTCTCCTCTCTACCAACCAGACCAGTTCTGATTGGTCACTAGCGGCCACCATAGGTGGCCACTCGAAACCCGTCAGTTAGTCTCGATGACGGCATACACGTTGGTCACTTCACCAGCGACCAGCCATCGGCCGATCTCCTGTGCGTTTTCGTTGCCGGTACCAGCCATGGCAAGCATGGTGGCTTCAGCTACGGCGTGGTGATCGTTGTTGGCCTCGACCCATAGGGTCGTGCTGTCCACTTTGGGACGGCCCAGGACCGTACGAACGATGTGACCGTTGTAGAACGTCACTCGGTAGCAGTTCATCATCATGCTCTCCTTTCAGTGAGGCCACTGAGCTTATGCTCAGGGACCTAGAACAACCGACAGGGAGAGCAGGCGACTGGGTCGCCACCCTGCCGATCATTCTTCAAGGAGAGAGAATGATCATTATCCCAGTTGCCATGGAGTCTGGGGTTCCACAGGCGCTGTCCTAGTCAGGGTCAAGGGGCAATTCTTGCACCCCAGGTCTTAGCTAGGCGGCATTCCCGCCTTCACCGCTTCTCAGGGTCGCCCCTCAGCGGATCGTCATTGCACTAGCAGCCGTACTAGACTTGCCCCGGTCGCAACCGGTGCGCTCCCCACAAGTGGATCATGGCGCACTCTACAGGCAAGACGCTCGGTACTACTAGCGTCGCCCGGCCCTCCCGGTCTTGCTGGGCTGGCCTGACACCGAGAACACTCCTCCTGTTGGCCCTCGTCGTCAAGTCACGAGTTGGTAACGATTGTTTTCCCAGGTTACAGGCTATTTCGTTATCAAAAAGAGATTGATCAACATCACACCTTGTTCACACCTTGATGCTCCCAACCAAGCACTTGCTTGGTTATTCATGAACTGGGACATTGCAGGCTCTGCCCAGGTCAGAGCCATCAACACATGAATGGGTTCTTTGCCATCTCTTTACCTTCGCCCGTGCCAGCTCCCCGTGGATCATGGTTTTGGGGCACGCTCTCAGGGCTCCACAAGAGCCCTGTAATCCCAGGTCAGACCTGGTTCTATGCCTGCCCGCTGGCAGGCTCTCAGCGTGGCTCCTAGGCCCTGTCTCGGTGGCAGTCCGGACGGTGCGAGCGAGCGCCCCACGCGAGCGAGCACATATACCGCGCGCGCATGTGTGTGATCCCTTCCAGCTCGTGCGATGATCATTGCATTGTGCAATGGTCCACAACAATGACAGTGGGCAATGTGAAACATTGCCTCATGAGACTATGCACTGCATAGACCATTCATCACATGAACAATCCTCTCGCGCGCACGCGCGTGGGCACGTGGGATGTAGCAACCTTGTTAAACACTTGACAATGGTCATTCAACGGCTGCATACAGGCGCAATAGCGCGTCATACATGTGTCAATGCCTGTGCAATGGACGAATACCAAGTGGATGTCAAGCGCTTGTCAACATGCATGCCCATCCATGTACATCACGAGCATGTCAAGTGCTTGAGCATGTAAGGCCCAAGGCCAGGCTGCGCCGCTTACAATCATCGGTGCTTGTCAAGGCCTGTATCAGCCTATTGTCAACCCCGGCATGTTAAACCACAGCCACGTTCGGTCGTGCTGCAACCTTCAAAATATTTGCTAAACCAAGTAACGGCTAGGTCACAACGATAGTATGCGTTAGCTGGACACACTAGGACACACTGACAGCTCTATGGTAACAGTTTGGTAACGGTTTGAGATACGACCGTGAGAGGCCCTGTTATCACGTACTTATATATAATGAAGGGTAAGTATAGGAGTCGAGCGGGCTAGCGAGACTCCTCACGGAGAGAGCCCCAGGCTCGACTCCAACCTAGTAAGGCAGCCCTTAGGGGGCTGCCTATAGAAGCTTCTTAGAGACTCACACCATCACTGGTGTTCGTCTAGGAGGGGCTTAGCCCCCTCCTTAAATGGTTCCCCCACGATGCAGAGCATCATGAGGAGCGGACCAGAAGTCCGCCCCCAAAGGACCCCCACTGACACCATAGGATAATTGCATGCCTCCAAAGATTGAATGGTCTACTGCGGACAAGCAGAGGATCCTGCTTGAAAAGCTCGCAGCTGGCTGGTCTGTGGAGCGTGCTTGTGAATTCGTTGGCATTTCTGTAAAGACATATGAGTATTGGCGCAGTGGCTCCAAGGGAGCCGGTGGCGCTATGAATGCTCAGCAGTTCCGCGATGCAGCAGAACGCATCCGCTCCAAGCAGTCTGGGGAGCACTTCTCCGAAGTGCCTGACTTCGAGACCTTCTCGAAGGTGTACATGGGTAACCGTCTGTTCGACCATCATCAGCAGTGGCTGGATTTGCTTGAGGGCCGTGATCCTCGCAACCTCCACCCGTCACAGACATACATCCCCGGACGTAAGAATCTTCTCCTGATCAACACGCCGCCTCACCATGCCAAGAGTGAGATGTTCTGCCAGAACTACGTGACATGGCGTATCGTCCAGGATCCTAACATCCGTGTCCTTCTGGTGTCCGCTAGTGCGGACCGTGCCAAGAAGAACTTGGATGGAATTAAGAACCGCCTCGACAAGGACATGCTGGTCTACAAGCAGCTGAAGGATGACTTCGCTCCTGCTGAAGGCTACAATGGCAATGGTGCCAGGTGGCAGGCTGACATGATCCTTGTGAACCCGGACATCCGTCCCCGCAATGTATCGGGGCACCCTACGGTGCAGGCTCTAGGTATTCGTAAGAAGATCTATGGTGCCCGTGCCGACCTCATTATTCTTGATGACTGTGCCGACCTCGACAACGCTCATGAGTTCCCGAAGCAGATCGAGTGGATCCAGTCTATCATCGGTTCCCGCCTTGAGCCGGGAACAGGTAAGCTTATTATCGTTGGCACCCGACTCGCTGCCCAGGATCTGTACTCCGAGATCCGAAAGCCAGAGTGGTATGTCACCGGGGAGTCCCCCTTCACTTATCTGTCCCAGCCCGCTGTGCTGGAGATGCATGATGATCCCGAGGATTGGGTTACCCTGTGGCCATGGACCAACGTTGAGCCTATGGGACTCGACAAGGTTGAGCCCAATGAACAGGGCCTATATCCCATGTGGAACGGGCCGGCTCTTGCCGAGAAGCGCAATCAGATGAGTGCGGAGACTTGGTCTCGTGTTTACATGCAAGCTCAGATCAGCCAGTCTACCACCTTCACACAGGCCGAAATCGACGGGTGTACCAATGGCGGACGACTTCCCGGTGTTATTGTCCCTGGTTTTCCTGGTGTCCGTCCAGAAGGAATGGCGGGGCTTTATGTGGTTGCAGGGCTTGACCCGGCAGCCACCAACTACACAGCTATGGTTGTCGTGGGAGCAGATCTCTCTACCGGCCGTAGATATGTTCTAGATGTTTGGAATCAGCACGGAGCCCTTCCCGCTCAAACAGCGGCGGTTATGAAGGAATGGACTCGACGTTACGGAGTGAATGAATGGCGCATCGAATCCAACGCCTACCAGGCTAGTATCCTCCAGGACGAGGACCTGAGAACCTGGATGGCATCCAGGGGTGTCCGTATGTCCGCACACACGACAGGAAAGAACAAGTGGGATACACAGTGGGGTGTGGCTACGATGGCCAACCTGTTCAAGGGACACGAACAGGGACACAACGCCATCGAGCTTCCGTCCCGAAGGAACCACGCTGGAATCCAAGCCCTTGTCGAGCAGCTGGTTGCCTGGTACCCTACGCCTACCATGAACAAGGCGCCTGTCCAGGACTGCGTGATGGCTCTGTGGTTTTGCGAGATTCGCTGCCGCGAACTTCTCGACTTCCAGGATGGCTCCGCGCACTGGGACGCAGGCTGGCTTTCCGAGCGCGAACGTGAAGAGCAAGTAGTAATCAACATCGACTGGTACCAGGCCTCACAGGGCTTCTCAAGTATGCCCGACCTACCAGAGCCGACTATCGTTAATGACGCCCGCTGGTGGGAGGGTTAATGGCCACAGTTTACGAGATCGCTAAGAAGGTAGCAGCGACTCGCATGCGTTATTATCTGCGTGACCTTCGTATGAATGAGGTGCGCGCTGTTCGCGCATCCGAGCTTGACCGCGTAGCCCCAGGGCTACTGGCCGATGACTTTCCGAAGCCCATCGTTTCCAACATCATCAATGTCGCGGCCCAGTATAGCTCCGAGCAAATCGGAGTTATGCCCACTGTATCTTGTACTACAGGTGTGATGGTCAGTGATCGTCAAAAGAAGTACGCCCAGCGTCGTACGCTGATCGCGCACAACTACCTGGAGAACAGCCGCATCAAGGTCAACCTCGTTGAGGCCAGCGACTGGCTCAACACCTACAGCTTCCTACCTATCGTACTTGAGCCGCACTTCGGTGACGAGTACGCAGAGGCGGGTCCCCGACTACGCTTTGAGAATCCGCTGGGCTGCTACTACGAACTAGATGTATACGCCCGTACGCGCTACTTCTTCAAGGTGTACGACTCCGACGTGGACTCGCTCTGTGCGAAGTTTCCACATCTCGCTAACGCGCTACGCGCGGGTACTCACGCCGAGAGTAACCAGAAGCTAGAGCTTGTCAACTATATGGATGATGAGATCATGATCTGGTTCGTTCCTTCCAGGGACAACCTAGAGCTTCTGCGCATGGAGAATAAGTTCGGGCGTTGTCCGGTGTTCGTCGCTGAGGCGCCGAAGTTTGACGACGAGAATCGCGGCGCGTATGACGACGTGATCTGGATTCAGATCGCCCGCGCCGTCTTCGCTCAGATGGGTATGCGAGCGGCCAAGAAGGCTGTTAACTCGCCGCTCGTTGTACCGAGCGACGTGGTCCAGATTCCATTCGGACCCGACCGTGTCATCCGTACCAACAACGGTGAGAAGATTCACTACCCTATCGCTGACATGCCCCCAGCGGCGTGGCAGCAGGGGGAGATCCTGAATCAGGACATTACTGTCGGTGCTCGTTTCCCTGAGGGTGCAACCGGAAAGTCTCCAGGCTCGATCGTTACTGGTCGTGGTATGGAAGAGCTGATGGGTACCATCGACTCCAAGGTTCGCACTTATCAGCTCATTCTTGGTGACGCGCTGCGCCGCGCTATTGGTGCTGCGTTCGAGATGGATGAGAAGTTCTGGCCAGAGAAGCGCCGCTTCATTCGTGTCCAGGTTAACGGTCAGCAGTTTGAGGAGACCTATGTCCCATCCCGAGACATTGCCGGTGTCTACCAAGTGGATGTCACTTACGGTATGGCAGCTGGAATGGATCCAAACCGAGCACTCGTGTTCCTCCTTCAAGCTCGTGGAGACAAGCTCATCTCGCGTGATTTTGCGTTGCGACAGTTGCCGTTCGACGTTAACGTTGATCAGGTAATGGAGCAGATCGATACTGAAGAGATGACTGATTCTCTAAAGCAGATGCTAGCCCAGACTGCTATGGCAATCCCGGCAATGGCTGCACAGGGAGCGGATCCTACAGACACGATCACAAAGCTCGCTAAGGTTATGACAGAGCGCGAGCGCGGGGTTCCTCTACATGAGGCGATCCTCAAGGCTTGGGCGCCCCCTCCAGCGCCTCCAGGACAGGACCAGACGGCCCAGCAGGGCCCTCCTGGTATGGGTGGACCTCCGGGCCCTCCAGGAGCCCCACAGGGGCCTCCAGGCGCTCCGCCTCAGGCTCCGCAGCAGCAGGACATTATGCAGATGCTTAGTGGCCTGTCTGGTGGAAGTGGCAACCCAAATCTCCAAGCTAATGTGAAGAGGACGATTCCAGCGTGAACGCTGACCTAGAACGACTAAAGAAGATTATGGTGTCCCAGGACATCAACATCGAGGATGAGCGCTTTGTACGAGCGTTCCGTCTCTATGAAAACCCTGCCGGTTGTGAACTGTGTGGGGCGCGTACCAAGGTAGCGAATGTAGTTCCTGCCAAGGGCAAGACACCAGAACACATGAAGACCGCTTGCTGCGGCCAGAAGGTAGGATAGTATGGCTAACCCAGGTGGGCGCCAGATGCCCCGCGCCGACTACGGCGATGCAACTCCCCCAACTCCCCCTCGCCAGGGCTCTATGGGCCCTGAGGCTATGGGCCACAACCGCGTAGATGAGCACACGTTTGAGTCTGGTCAGGCACCAGCGAATACTGGTGCTATTGAGAGCAGTTACACTGGCCTGATTGATAGTGATGGTCTAGACGGCCACGCTATGGACTTCACTGCTATGGCAGGTGGGACAGGCATTTCCAACGGTTGGGGTGGCGAGAATATTCGCGGTTTCCGTTCCACACCAGTTGGCGGAACTTATAACCCAGGCCAGGGGGCTGGCCCTGGTGACCCAGGAACCGAGCGCAGCAGCGCGGGTTACGGAGGCTAAACATGATGCGATTCCCGATCGACGATGATGACGATGAGGAACTGGTGCCGTTTCCGACACCCCCAGGTTCTCCCAAGAAGGGAACTAAGTGGCTGATCCTCGGAGCGTTCTTTGAGCTGATCGGGGATCTCTTCAAGGCTTTCGCTATGTTCTTCAGTTCTCTTACTGAAGAGTCGCTAGCCAAGTATCGAGCCGAGCGAAACCGCCAGGCTTTTGCCGAACAGGCATCTCGTGAAATCGAGATGTTAGTATCAGGGAAGTATGATGCCACCTCCACAGAACCCAGCAGGGGTGTCGGGTCCGGGAGCGCTGAGTAAGCGTACCGATGGTGGCCCAGCCCAGGCGCTAAAGGACCTACCCGATGCCAAGTATGGTGAGAACTCTCAGTTCCAGGCTCTTCAGCAGGGTGCATCTCTCTCTGCGAGTCCAAGCCCTCAGGGGCAGTCTCAGCCACTCGATGTGGGATCTCTTCCACCGAATCCAGCGGCTGGGCAAGTCACACCTCTCTCTGCGCCTTCAGCTAGGCCCAATGAACCTGTCACAGCTGGAGCAGCCCTTGGTCCTGGTCCTGGCGTTTCTGCTATCAGTGGCCAGCCTGCTCAAGTAGCTCAGCAGGACATTGGTAAGCTAAGCCAGTCTCTGCCGTTCTTTGAGATGATGGCCAACATGCCTGATGCTAACCCATCTACCCGACTACTAGTGAACATGGTCAAGGGAATGTCCTAATGTCTACTGCTATCACGACTTCGATGAACTTTCTGGGCAATGCCCTACAGAGCATCCTGTCTGACCCGAAGGGTGCGCAGCACCCAGACCTAGCAGTGGGCGCAGCTTTCGATGTGCTCAAGAACACCCCGATCGACCAGTTCTCAAATGTACCGCACTACCAACTAGGGGAAACCGTCAATGAGTCTCCAGCCGTTTCAGCAGGGAGCCCAGGGGGCTAATGGCGCCCTAGGCCAGACTGGTGCGCTTGGACAGACCGGTACCCTTGGCGCAGCTGATACTCAGCAGTATCAGGCACAGCAGCAGAACCTAGCGGCTATCACTGCCGCCCAGGAACAGCAGGCACAACAGGATCAGAGCAAGCAGCATGACCCATCCAAGGGATGGTCTCTAAATCCATTCCAGGACATCGGCCAGATCTGGCACGATGTTGAATCTCACTCGGTATCCTATGTATTCAAGGGTATCAACTGGACAGTTACTAACCTGATTAAGCGCCCGTATACCGCTGCTACTCTCTACAGCTCCAAGAACGAATTTGATGCTTCCCAGGGACATGCTAACTGGTCTTGGTGGAAGGGTTCTCAGTGGGCTCAGGCTTGGAAGGATTCGGCAAACGTTTCTCCCGGCCAGGCCACACTTGTGGCTATGCAGGATCAGCAGGGTATCACCTGGAAGGATCCTCAGCGTGTAAATCCGCAGGACACTACTGCGGTCCACCAGTTCATTTCGAACAGTGGTGGTAACAAGTTTGCATCTGGTGCCATTGATGCTGCGGTAGACTGGTATGGTGATCCATCTAATCATATCACCAAGCTGTCTGCTGGAATCAAGGCGTTCAAGAACGCCCCTATTCTGAACACGGACAGTATCGCTGTGCGTGTCTCTAAGCTAAGCACTCCTCAGGCAGAGGCCTACTATAGCAAGGTTCCAGAGATGGACTTTGCCACTCTGTCTGAGCACCCGATGGTTAAGGGACCCTCTTCGGCACCAAACCCATACAGGTATGAGACTGCTGCTCTTCTCTCCGATGCTAAGAGTGCAGACCAGGCCAAGCTAATCCACATGGTGCTCGCGGGTATCCCACACTTTGGCCCAGCTGAGGGTGAGATTGTTGATGAGGCAGCTGATGCTGCTTCGTCCCCTAAGGCTCTGGACAATCTAGCTCAGCAGAACCCGGCCCTTGCAGCACAGGTTTCTAACGCAATCATGCCTCTTGAGGTTACTGAGAAGGCTGCTCTGGACTATGGTTCCGAGGAAGATAAGGGTGCATGGCTAGCTAAGATCGCTAAGGTCAAGGCTGATGCAGCCCAGGCTAGCCTAGATATCGACCCTGATACAGCGGCCCGTATTGCCAAGCTATTCGGACGACAGCGTGATATCACTAAGGTGAGCGCTATCTCTGAGCGTCTGGCAGAGCTTCGTGGAAACCTGAAGTACGCGAACACTCGTGATGTTCCGATCCTGAAGATGGTGCACAACGCACCATTCGCCTTCCCGATTCGCATTTACCAGTCTCTTACAGACCGCGTACCGGGTATGATCAACCACAACTCCGATGGGGCTGTTGAGTCCGCACGTACTTGGCTAAACAAGTCTTCCACTCTGACACCAGATCAGAAGGTAGAGTATGCTCAGCGCTACGCGCTAGCTACCGTGGCGGATCGTCAGCGCACTTGGAATGACATTGAGAACAGTGTTTACAAGCATGTTGGTGAACGCTTTGGTCTTCCATCTGATCAGATGAACAAGATCCTGACTACTACACGTAAGAAGGGTCAGACCATCTACATGGCCGCGAAGACGCGAGCTTACGGTGATCTCAAGTTCAACGATGGTTCCTCTCAGGGCATTCTGCCCACTGACGATGAGGATGTCATTCTACATCCACAGCTGATTACTCAGCTTGAGCAGGGGGCTATGCCCCTAGCCAACCTGAAGCAGCTGGAGAACGCGCTGGAGCGCATGCAGGATACGGGTGTGCTTGCACCTCTGAAGAATGCTTACGCTACCTCTCGTGATACGCTAGCCAACATCCTAGAGAACGTCTATGGTGTCTGGAAGCCAACTACTATGATGACCGGCCACCGCGTGTTTAACCACGTTGGTGATGACTTCCTACGTGGAGTTGCTAAGATCGGTGCGGTTGCTTCCCTCAAGAACCTAGGCCGTGGCCTAGCGGACTTTTACTACAACACCAATGCTCGTCTCAACAACATCAAGGTGATCGGTAATACGGTTGCCTACCACCAGCAGGCTGTGGAAATTGCCAAGGCTGAGTATGAGGGACTGGTAAACCAGTTCAAGACTCAGAAGGCCTGGAAGACACAGATCCCCTCTGGGGCTCTGATTACCCCATCTATGCTTCTGGAGAAGAAGCAGTACTGGCAGGCCCTCAAGGATGTCGATCTGAACTTCATCCCAACTTACCACAAGATGGGTGAGGGAAGCTTTAAGATCCCTGGATCCAACCTTACTTATGATGAGGCATTCGGTGGACCTAACGGAGACTGGCAGCGCTACATCACTTCTTCCCACCCGACATTCATGTCTACGGTGGATGGTGCTGCGAAGATGACTCATGCTACTCAGATGGCGATCCGTGGTGGTGGCTTTGCCACTATCAAGGCTGTGGACAACGTAGATCAGCACACTGCTGCCTATGTTCACTACATTCGCAACCAGCTAATGCCCGATCCGGCCGCAAGCCAGATCGTTCGTGGTGTTCCGCTGGAGAACGTATCCAAGTGGATGACTGATACCCCGCAGGGACGCGCCTACATGAAGGCGCTGCATGTTGGTGATCCGGATGTCAAGGTTAATGAGCTGGCTACGATGGTCAAGACCTACCTTCCGAAGGATGGTATGCGTGATGCAGCTATCTCCGGTCGGTTCAATGCTCGCACTATCTTTGACTATCTGCCTGACGCTGCTGACCGTCCTGACATCAACGCCAATGTGGCGGCACTTGTTCACGGCGGTGATGGTGCTACTAATATCCTGAAGAAGTCTTCTGACTGGCTCATGCAGATGACGGGAACTATGCCGGATGACATTCTTGTCCGACACCCACTCTACAACACTCTGTACAAGTCCCACCTGACTAGTGACGTTCAGTCGTACATCAACCAGACGGGGCATGATATTCAGGATCTGCCGATCCTGGACCTTCTCACACAGGGTGCGCATGCAGCCGCACGCAAGGATCTTCAGAACCTGGTGTATGACACCTCTCGGTTCAACGACATGGGTCACACGCTTCGCTTCATCAGCCCGTTCTTCAACGCTTGGTTCAACGCCATGTCCACATGGTCCAGGCTAATCATTGAGAACCCTGGTCTTATCGGACACAGTTACCAGGCTAAGCGAGCGCTGTGGAACTCTCCGTTTGCTATTGATACCCGCACGGGTAAGCAGGCAGATGCGACGACCCCATGGGATCAGACCTCGTTCGTTATGCATATGCCTAAGTGGGCAGCCGATCGCTTCATTGGAAGCGAGACAGTCAAGGATCTTGGCAAGGCTACGTTCATGACTGGCATGGGCAATATCCCGATTGATGCCAAGACACTGATCTCTCCCACTTATGTGGATGCGATTGGTAACCCTGGCTTTGGTCCGCTGGTATCCGTCCCGGTCAACCAGATCGTCAAGGATCATCCATCTCTGATGAATGATGCTATTGTTCGCTCCATGCTCAACAACATGGTGGACAAGAACAGTATGCAGCAGCTTCTACCAACGGGTGTAAATGACATGGTCTCGCTTACCAACCTACTGGTTGGTAGCCCTGATAGCTCTCAGCAGTACGCCAACAACGTATGGTCGATCTACCAGGAGCAGATGTACGACTATCTGAATGGTCAGCGTCAGGCTAAGCCTGACTGGGGTGCTGTTGAATCCCAGGCCAAGTACCTGACTGTCGTGGATCT